GCGGTCACGCTTTCGACCACGGTAACGGGGCTTTTGAAAGGCGACGGCACCGCGATCAGCGCGGCATCGGCGGGGACCGATTACCTGACGCCATCGGGCAATGGGTCGGCATTGACGGGACTTACCTACACTCAACTCCCTGCGCTATCCGCGAACACCATCCTGGGCGCTCTGACGGCCACCACACCGTCAGGATTGGCGGTCCCATCGTGCAGCGCGGCCACATCGGCCCTGACCTGGACGAGTGGCGTCGGGTTCGGATGCAACACCATCACGGTCGGCACCGGCACAGTCACTACGACGGGATCGCCGTCGTCCGGTGACATCGCCACGTTCTCCGGCGCGACTTCCATTACCAACGTGGCACAGACCGGCACGGGTTCGGTCGTGCGTGCGACATCTCCCTCGGTGTCTGGCCTCACCGTCACCGGTTCATTCACGGCAACCGGCCTCGTGACAAATGCCGACCTCGCCAACGCCGCAACGACGGTGAATGGTCAGACATGCACGCTCGGTTTGACCTGCACGATTACGGCCTCGGCTGGCACGGTCACGGTTGGCACCACTACAGTCGCTGGCGGAACGGACACCAAGGTTCTGTTTGATAACGCCGGCCTGCTGGGGAACTATACGATCTCTGGCACCGGCAACGTGGCCATGACCACCTCTCCGACATTCGTGACACCGACGCTTGGCGCCGCCTCCGCAACAAGTCTTGGCCTGACAGGTGGCACGGTAACGAACGTCCCGACGCCATCAGCGACCACCGACGCGGCTAACAAAGCCTACGTGGACAATGTTGCCGCAGGGCTCAATCCGGCCGTTGCGGTCCAGGCAGCGACCACTCAGGCATCTGATACCAGTTCGTATACCTATCTGAACGGCGCCTCTGGCATCGGTGCCACGCTCACGGGTCCGGTCAACACTGCGTTCGCGCCAGATGGGTTCACGTTCACAGCGGTTGGCCAGCGGGTTTTGGTCAAGAACGATACGGTATCAGTGAGCGGGTCGCACAACGGCGTCTATTCGGTCACGCAGATTCAGACCGGCATTCTGCCCGTCATTCTGACGCGGGCGCTGGACTACGACATGCCGTCTGACATCAACAATACCGGCGCAATTCCGGTCGTAAACGGCACGGCCAACGCAACGACGACCTGGGTCATCACTTCCGCTGTAGCGACGGTTGGAACCGATCCTCTCACGTTCACGCAATACACTCTGAACCCGACGACCATCGTCACGAAAACCGGGTCTCCGGCGTCTGGAAATCTGGCGAAGTGGTCTGGATCGGCCAGTGTGACAAATGCTGATCTCACGGGCGATGTCACCACGTCGGGCGGCGTTGCGACAACCATCGCGCCGATTACCAATGAAAAATGCGTCACCTGGGACAGCACAACGTCAGTCAAGGCTCAGACGATCGACGTGCCGATCGAGTGGACGAGTTTTACGCTCGCCAGCGTCAAGGCCAAGGTTGGCGGCGGCGGGTCGTTTACCTACGCCATGCAGATCGGTGGAACGCCGGTCACAAGCTGCAACGTCGTGACGGTCAATTCGTCGTCCAATACGAACACGTCATGCACGGCGGCGAACACCGGATCGGCCAACGCGATCGTTTCGATGGTCATCGCGTCGCCAAGCGGCACGGTGAACCAGGCGTATGTCTGCCCCGTCTTCACGCATACGGTGAACTGATGGGTCGCCTCCTTCTCGCGGCGTTGGTCTGGGTTGGGTTGGCGGGTGGGGCGTGGGCACAGGTCACGCCGACGATTGATGTTTCGGTGCAAGTCGCGGGCATTGATCAAAATCACGGCAACGCAACAATCAGCACGGCGGGGCCGAATCGGATTATTGTGCTGTTCGGGGCCGTGGATTTCGGCAACACCTGCTCTGGCGGAACCACGGTCACAGATACGGCGGCATTGACGTGGCACCGGATCGACACCAGCGCGTGTTCGGTCAAATCACAGCGTATGTGGTGGGCCTTCGCGGCGGCGCAATTGACGAACGATGTCATCACAATGACCGCCGTGACTTCGGGGGTCAGTTCGTTTCCGCAGGGTTGGATTTACGCTCTGGCCGGGAGCGGCAATACGACCGCACCGTTCGATGCGAGTTTTTTGGGGGCACCGAGAGCGAGCTCTGGGAACACGACCACTACGCTTACGACCACCACCGTCAACGATCTGATTTTATGCGGCTATCTAGGCCCGAACAATCCGCCAACGGGTGCAGGCGTCATCACACAGGATGGCACGAATTTCGATCAATGGTATGGCCACAAGAACCTGACCGGAACGATTTCCGGCACGACATACCAACTGGTCACGGACAGCGGGGGCTCGAATGAGTGCATCGCGCTGATCGGTGATGTTGCGCCGACCGGCCTCTCCCGGTTGATCCAATGAGGAATATATGATGCCCACTTACACCGTTGCCGACATCTGCAATCAGGCGATGCGTGACATCGGCTATCCTACGCCTATTGGAGACATGCAGGAAGGCTCGCGCGCTGCCCGCGTCGCGTTGGAACTCTACGGCCAGACCCGCGACACGTTGTTGCAAGAACGCGACTGGGATTTCGCCAAACGGCTCGTGAGCCTCGGTGTTCCGGTTAAAACTGCACCCGCCGGAGGATATGGCGCGGGCGGTTGGAACCCGACCTATCCGATGGCCGATTGGATCTACGAGTATCTGTATCCGGCGAACGTGCTGGAGGTCCGCACGCTGTTTGCCGCTCCCGCGCTGATCCCGGAATACCTACCGCGGGTCGTGCTCTGGGAGAAGGCGAATGATCCAGACTTCGATGGTCCGGTCGTGCTGACCAATCTCGCCAACGCCAATGCCGTCGTGACCTACAGCGTCAACGATCCCGCGCAATGGAAAGACGCTGAATTCATCCGCGCCCTGGTCGCAAGTCTGGCGCAACGGTTTTTGCGTCCGCTGATGGGCGAAGGCGACCCGAACGTCGAAGGGCACGCCATGCAGGTTGCCCAAGCTACCGCGGCCCGTGGTGAATCGAGGCAAGGATGAGCGACGGCTTCGGGATACGCCCCGAGAACATCATCAACCAGGCGCTGATCTCGCTTGGCATCCCGCGTCGGCTCGGCCAGTTGCGCGAAGGCAGCGATCAGGCCGAGACGATGCTCGAGGTCTATGCGCCGTCTATGGAGGAACTCTCGCGCGCTGCCCTTTGGAACTTCTCGAGGCGCCAGGTGGCCCTCACGCTACTTCAGGATGCCTCGCGGAATTCACAACCGCCGGTCGGCACCGGGACGCCTGGGATGGGGCTCTGGCTCTATGAGTATGCGTGGCCGATCGACTGCCTGAAGGCCCGCTATGTGCCGTTCTCCGGTGTCATCAACCCTCCGGTGCCGCAGGGCAACATCGTTCCGCCGGATAACGCCGCGCCTCCCACAACGCTGCCGGCGGCCTTCCCTTACGCCCGCGTGGTCCCCGCTCCGTATCAGGTGACACTTGACCAGGTGCCGAACCTGACCGGGGCAATCACCAATTGGAACCAGCTACCGAACCTCGATAACGCGCAAGGCCAGGCGCTCGGGCAACAGGTTGTCATCCTGACCAATCAAATTCAGGCATCGCTGGTCTACACGGCGCGCGTCGAAAGCCCGAACCTTTGGGACCCGTTATTTCGGCAGGCGATGGTGGCACTACTCGCGGCCAAGGTCGCGCTTCGCCTCATCGACGATCCGAAAATGGCGATGGCGAAACAGGCGATGGCTATCAAGGTCGCCAAGCAGGCACTCGAAGCGGCGCGCGTGGCAGACGGCAATGAGAATTTCAGAAACGCAACGGACCACACGCCTGATTGGATCAAGGCGCGATCGTCGGGCGGATATGGTTCTTACGGCGGCGGTGGATTTGGCGGCGGTTGGGGTGGTTTTGACGCAGGGCCGGGGTTCGACAGTTGCCCGTTCCCCGATGGGTCGGTTTACTGATCGATGTCGTTTCCCCTCATCCGAACCGCCTTTGTCGCGGGCGAAATCTCCCCGGCGCTGTTCGGGCACGTCGAAATCGAGAAATTTGGCGTCGGCGCGTCAACGATGCGCAATATGTTCGTGGCCTATCGTGGGGGCGCTTATTCCCGCCCAGGCACGGCACATATCTTGCGCTCTCTCACGGAATTCAGCAGCAGCGGGTTCCCGCCGCGGCTCGTGCAGTTTCAGTTCAGCACCAATCAGGGATACGCGCTGGAATTCGGCGCCGGCTATGTGCGGTTTTTCACCAACGGCGCACCGGTCCTCGAAACCGGCTTCAACATCACGGCGATCTCGCAAACCAATCCATGCGTCATCGCGACGCCCGACGATAATTTCAGCGATGGCCAATGGGTGACCATTACCGGTGTCAACGGCATGGCGCCGTTGAATGTGCGCACATTCAAGGTCTACACGTATGGCACCCATCAGTGGCAACTGCTCAATCAGAGCGGATCGTTTGTCGATTCGACGGTCTATCCGCCCTACGTTTCCGGCGGCACTGCGGCACGGGTCTACACCATCGGATCTCCCTATGCCGGCGCAGATATCGCGGCCCTGAAATTCGCCGAGTCCGCCGATACGATGTCGATCACGCATCCGTCGTATCCGCCCTATGATCTTAAGCGACTTGGCCCCGCCAATTGGACGCTCACGCAGTCGGCGTTCCGGGCCACACTTTCCCCGCCGGCCTCCCTCATCGCCGCTGCGTATGTGCAACCGAGCACCAGCACCACGCCTCCCACGCTGCCCGCGGCCTATGCCTATGTGGTGACGGCGATTGATGCCAACGGCAACGAAAGCGTCGCCTCCGCAGTCGCCAATATCACCAACGGCGTCGATATGGCGGTTACGGCCGGATCGAACGTCGTGGACTGGCTGACCGTCGATGGTGCCGTGATCTATAATATCTACCGGGCGCCGACGAGTTATGCCACCGATCCAGGCAATCCCAACACTGCATTTCCTGTGCCGGTCGGGGCGATCTTCTCGTTTGTCGGGTTCAGCTACGGCAATTCGTTTGTCGATGCCAACATCATCCCGGACACGGCGAAGGTTCCGCCGATCCATGCCAATCCTTTTGCGCCCGGCCAGGTCGTTCAGGTCGTCGCGGATTTGCCGGGAAGCGGCTACACCGCAGGCGCAACGACGGTGACGATGGCATCCGGAACCGGATCGGGATTTGTCGCGGTGCCGATCATTCTGAGCGGGCAGTTCTTCGGCGCGATCATCCAGGACCCCGGCCAGAACTATCAACCTGGCGACGGCGTTGTCATCACAGGCGATGGCAGTGGCGCGGCGGCCCATGCCGACATCGGCCCCGAGACCGGCACCTATCCGAGCGTGGTGGCTTACTTCCAGCAACGTCGGGTGTATTCCAACAGCAATAATAACCCGGACACCTACTGGATGTCCGTGCCCGGCCAGTTCCTCAACTTCGATAGCGGCCTTCCGACGCAGGCCAACGACGCCATCACGGGAACGCCATGGAGCCAGCAGGTCAACGGCATCCAGTTCATGTTGCAGAAGTCGGGGGGCCTCGTGGTCATGACCGGCAACGGCTTTTGGTATGTTACCGGCAACGGAGGTTCGGCCCTGACGCCGCAACCGATCACGCCGTCGAGCCAGCAGGCGCTGGAACAGAACGCGAGCGGGATCGCGTCGCTGACGATCAAGAACGATATTCTCTACGTAGATTCCAAGGGCTATGTCGTCTGGTCGGCGGTCTATCAGTATTTCACCAACAACTATCCGACCACGGATCAAACGGTGTTGTCCGGTCACCTGTTCATCGGCTACGACATTTCGCAGTGGGCATGGTCCGAGCAACCTTACAAGATCGTCTGGACCATTCGCTGCGACGGAATTCTTCTGTCGCTGACCTACCTCAAAGAGCAAGAGGTTGCGGGATGGGCGCGGCACGACACACAGGGACGGTTCGTGTC